GCAACGAACGAAAGTGGAAGCACGAATACTGTTGGTATTGTAACCACAAGTGCAACTTCAACATCTATTAGTGGATATGGAACTACAACATCAAACTTTTATGAAACTTCAAACTTCATTCAGGTTCCAGACTCTGTTATTGGTATAGAAAAAATATTTAAGTTTGATACTAGTTCAATTTCTGGAGGAATGTTTAGTATCAAATATCAATTGTTTTTGAATGATCTTTATTATTTCAACTCGGTTGAACTTTTACAATATGCTATGACTAAAACTTATTTGGAAGATATTGACTTTTTGTTGACTCCAGATAAGCAGATAAGATATAACAAAAGACAGGACAGGTTGTACTTGGATGTTGATTGGGGAAGTATGACTTCTAACGATTATATCGTTATCGACTGCTATAGAGCATTAGATCCACAATCTTTTAGTGGTGTTTATAATGATAGTTTCCTCAAAAAATATTTAACTGCTCTTATCAAAAGACAGTGGGGTCAGAACCTTATTAAGTTTAATGGAGTAAAACTTCCAGGAGGAATTGAACTTAATGGTAGGCAGTTATATGATGATGCTGAGAGAGAACTGGCAGAAATACAGTCAAGAATGGCGATGGATTACGAACTTCCACCTTACGACTTTATTGGATAATGGCTCTCAATCCTTTCTTTTTACAAGGTTCCTTCGGGGAACAAAGACTCATACAAGAGTTAATTAATGAACAACTCAAAATATATGGTATTGAAGTAACTTATATTCCAAGAAAGTTTGTTAGAAAACAAACTATTATTGAAGAGATACAGTCATCTAAGTTTGATGATAACTTCTTACTAGAAGCATACCTCAATAACTATGATGGTTATAGTGGTGCCGGTGATATTATGACTAAGTTTGGAGTTAGCGTTAGAGATGAAGTATCTTTAGTTATATCTAGAGAAAGATTTGAAGACTTCATTTCTCCATTTTTAGAGGGTTATGATGATTCGGAAATAGAAGTTTATGATAGACCAAGAGAAGGTGACTTAGTTTATTTTCCTCTAGGGAAAAGACTATTTGAAGTTAAGTTCGTAGAACACGAAAAACCTTTTTATCAACTAGGTAAAAACTATGTTTATGAACTTCAGTGCGAACTCTTTGAATATGAAGATGAAGTACTCGATACATCTATTGATGAGGTTGATGAGGTTCTAGAAGATAAAGGATATATTGTTGATCTTCAACTTGTTTCTGGTGGAAGTAATGCAACAGCAACAGCAACTGTTGGTACTGGTTATGTTAGAAAAATATTCTTAAATAATGATGGTTCCGGATACACCAGTACTCCAACAGTTGCTATTACAACGGCACCATCTGGAGGAACAGATGCTAGTGCTGTTGCTATTACAACAACAAGGAATGGTGTGACATCTATTCAAGAAATTCTTCTGATTAATGCTGGAGCAGGATATACTGTTGCTCCAACAATATCTATAAGTGGTGGAGGAGGAACTGGAGCAGCAGCAACTTGTGGAATTGTTACCGATGCTAGAGGTCTTATCAGTATCGTTGTTAATAATGGAGGAACTGGGTACACTACAGCACCTTCAGTATCTATATCTCTACCTCCACTTTCCCCACAAATACCAGCATCTGCTTCTGCAACTGTTAGTGCTGGTGGAACAATTAGTGCTATCAGAATTGCAGATGCTGGAGCAGGTTTCTTACCATCTGGTCCATCAATTTCTATTGGCGCTGCTTCAACAATTGGAATTGGAACTTTCTGGTTCAACGAAACAGTAACTGGTTCAAGATCTGGAGCATCGGCAAGAGTTAAAAACTGGGATACGGATACAACCATTTTGAGAGTTGGAATTACTACAGGTGGTTTCTATCCAGGTGAACTGGTTGTTGGTTCTAAGTCTGGTGCTCAATATGTTGTTAAGGTATCAGCAGCAAACACAATTACTGATAAATATAGACAAAATGAAGAAATTGAAGCTGCTGCTGATCTCATTCTGGACTTCTCACAGTCTAATCCGTTTGGTACATACTAATGCTAGGAACTTATTACTACCACGAAATAATTCGTAAGACTATTATAGCTTTCGGAACTTTATTCAATCAAATTGATATTAAGCATAAAGATGCTTCTGGAAATATTAATAGTGTCTTGAGCGTTCCTTTAGCATATGGTCCATCTCAAAAGTTTTTGGCAAGACTTGAGCAACAAGCAAACTTAGACAAACCAGTTCAAATATCATTACCAAGAATGTCATTTGAGATGACATCTATTGAGTACGATCCAACAAGAAAAACTGGTATTACTCAAACATTTCGTGCTGTCGATGACAATGACAGAATGAAAAAAGTGTTTATGCCTGTTCCATATAATATTGGTTTCGAGTTAACAATATTTGCAAAACTAAATGATGATGCTTTACAAATAGTAGAACAAATTCTTCCATATTTCCAACCAGCATTCAGTTTGACTATTGATTTGGTCGATTCTATTGGAGAAAAAAGAGACATTCCAGTAGTTCTCAATAGTGTCGCAATGCAAGACGACTATGAAGGTGATTTCTCAACAAGAAGAGCACTTCTATATACATTACAATTTACAGCAAAAACTTATCTATTCGGTCCTGTAGCAGATAACCCAGAAGGTCTTATCCGTAAGGTTATTGTTGATATGTATTCTGACACCAATACTCAAACTGCAAAAAGAGAAGTCAGATATACTGCAGTTCCAGATCCTATTGATGCAAACCCAGGTGATGACTTTGGATTCACTGAAACTTGGGAATATTTTGGTGATTCCAAGTCTTATAGCCCAACACAACAAACTGATATTTAATAACTTATGTCTGATTTTGATTCCATTGACGAAGCTCTTAATGTAGAGAGTAGTATTGTTGAGGTTGATAATAATGCTAATAGCATTCAAAAACCTGAGCAGAAAAGTGATATCTCAAAGGACTATGAGTATACAAGAGCAAATTTGTATTCTCTAATTGAAAAAGGTCAAGAAGCAATTAATGGTATCATGGAACTTGCCGGTGAAGGTGGAAGTCCAAGGGCATATGAAGTTGCTGGTCAGTTAATTAAAAGTGTTGCAGATACAACAGATAAACTTATTGATTTGCAGAAGAAACTAAAAGATGTTGAAGAAGAGGTTGTAAAGAAGGGACCAAATAATGTTACAAACAATGCAGTATTTGTTGGGTCAACATCGGAACTCCAAAAACTCCTCAAGCAAGGTTTTCTAAATAATAAGGAATAGTTTATTACCTAAAATGGGTTGGTCTGAGAAGTATAAGAAGTCGATTAATTGCGACAACCCGAAAGGGTTTTCTCAGCGTGCTCATTGTCAGGGTCGTAAGAAGAAAATGCAAGAAGCAAAAGAGCAAGACCATGAAGTGTCGATGGCACAAACTCAGTTAAAAAAGTCTGAAGAGAATATCAAAAAACTGAGAAAAGCACTTGGCACCAAGGAAAAGAATATTCCTGCTTGGGTTCAGGCAAAGATTACTGATACTGAGCACAATACAGATGCCGCTTCATCTTACATGGATGAAGGTAAGCGTGATGGTAAGTCTGCTAAAGACAAGGACTATTCACTCCATGACTGGTTTAAAGGTGGTGGATGGGTTCAGGCAGGTGGTAAGTATGATGGTAAACCATGCGCCAAGCAACCTGGTCAAAAGACAAAACCATTCTGTCGTGATGCTGATGACCGAGCAGCAATGAGTAAGGAAGAAAGAAATAAGAGAGCAAAGAAAAAGCGTAAGGAAGATCCAAATCCAAATAGAAAAGGTAAGGCAATAATGGTATCAGATTCATATTCCAATTGGAGACAAGAACTTGAACTTGATGAAGGTTTAGGAAAACTTGCATTAGGATTGGGTGCTGCTACTATTGGCGGCGCTATGGCTCTTGGAAAGAAAATGGGACAATTTGTTGATACTCAAAGAAAAACAAAACCATCAGATTATGCTGTAAAAACTGGTCTTGGTGCATATGCTGCAAGAGCAAGAAATGCTGGTCTTGACACCCAATCATTTAAATTGGAAGGAGAACTAGTTTCTGAAGGTAGACCATATAAAGTTGGTGAACGAATTCCAGCATCTGCAACTAAACCAAAATCAAAACCAACTGGTGCTGCAAGATTTAAGTTTGGTGTTGATAAGACTGGAATGAAAGGACCAGAAAAACCTCTTGGTGAAGAAAAGGATGCTTGCTATAAGAAAGTAAAAGCAAGATATGATGTTTGGCCAAGTGCATATGCTTCTGGTGCATTAGTCAAGTGTCGTAAAGTTGGTGCTGCTAATTGGGGAAATAAGACTAAGAAAGAATCATTCTCTAACTGGAGAGAAGAAATTCTTTTCGAAGGTTGGGAAGACAAACTTAGAAAAATGTCTCCACAACAAATTGAAGACTTAAAGAGATCGAATCCAGGTGCTGCTGAAAAGATTGATAATATGATGAAACAGATGAGGAGTGCAACTCCAAAGCCAACAGGCAGTGGCGCACAGATGCCAAATGTTCCTAAACCAAACCCAACTACTGGTGCAAGATGGGATAAAGGTCAAAACATGAGAGATCCAAGAGCACAGAAAGTCTATGATCATATGACCAATCGTAACACTGGTACAGTAAATTACGCAAAAGAAAAGGCAGCTGCTCAGGCAAGTAAAACTGCCGCACAGGCAAGAAGATCAGCAAAGGGTGGTAGTCTTGGTAAAAAAGTTCTAGGTGTTATTAAGAAAAATAAGTATGGAATGTTGGCGACTGGTGCTGCTCTTGGTGGAGCATATTTGCTAGGCAAACTTCAAAATAGTTTCTCAAAAGCACCAAAGAATGAGTCAGTAACTATTGAGAACTCTGATGGAACTACTTTTGCTGAGGTTATTGATATTATTGGTCCAGCACAAATACAGGCAGTAACTAACCAACAAGGAGTTTGGAAAGGAACTTCACAACTTTCCAACTGGAGAGATGAATTAAGTGAAAGGTATGCTGGTTCCGGTCATAAACCTCCTGCTGGATGGAAACCATATGGTGGTTATGAAAAGGAAAAACCCGAAGTTGATGCTACTGCTATCAGAATTAGAGCCATCAGAGATTCTATTAAATTAAAGGAAGATTGGCAAAAAGTAAATAAGGGAGATAAAACTGACGGTATGAGTCAGAAAGCAGTTGATGCTTATCGTCGTGAGAACCCAGGTTCTAAACTTAAGACTGCTGTAACTGAAAAGGATCCTGGTCCTGGTAGAAGCAAGCGTAGAAAGTCATTCTGTGCTCGCTCTAAGGGTCAGCAAGACATGCACAACATCGATTGCTCAAAAGAACCCGATAAAGCAATTTGTAAAGCCCGTCGTCGCTGGAGATGCTGATGAACAACAACTTAAACGAAAACATTAATATTTCAGGTGACTTTAATGGAACCTTGAACTTTGGTTCTGTTCCTATTCCATCAGAACCAATTAAAGAAAAGTTTTGTGCAGATGTCATTTGGGAAGGAAAACTATATAGAATGGAATTTTCTGCGGAGTCAAGACACCTTCCTTCAAAAAATAATCTAACACAAGATATTCAAGAGGAATATCCAGGTGCGATGGTTCATAATATTTACCCTGCCGGATATACTTCAAATAGAACTTATCAAGTCACAGGTCTTAAGAGATACCAACCAGAAAAACTAACTTGGACACCAGAATAATATGGCTCAGTGGAATAAACAGACACAAGATTATCTAAACCAGGAGAGAACACTTCACGAAGTTTTCATGTGTGCCGACAGATACGGCAACATCGGCAACTGTGGTGTTGCTGGTACTGGGGCTGTAGGAGGAGATGCTTTTGGGAGGATGAGAATATCTCAACCCCTTACTCTATTTGATAGTTCTCACAGATATAGAGACAATAATCTTTGGGAGAGTTTGATTGTAGGTAGTGCCTCTACAGTTGGAATTGTAACTTCTCAAGGTTTAATCAATATCGGAATTGGAACTGAAAGTGGTGATTCAGTAATTAGAGAGACTACAAAAGTATTCTCATATCAACCAGGTAAATCTT